TGAGGGCTTTGGCCTCAGTGCGAATGTTTTCTTTTGTTTGCTTTTCGACCCTGGTATCAAATCGAACCCGCTTTAGTTCCTCAGCCATCTTTTGCCGGCCTCCGGTTTTACCGCCTTTGCGCTTCTTTTTCATTTTTGATTTTCATTTTTACAAGCCATTATACAAATTTTGCAAGTTAGGCTTTTAAATACTGTGGTTGTTTTGGCAACTATATACTTATTCAACCTTAGTTGCATTTTTTTAAAGGGTTATAAAATATAATTTTTGTTGAACATTATCGTAATGAGTAGCCTCGTTGGTCCAGATAGCCTCATAGTTTTTGCCTGTCATTACATTTGAAACCACCATCGGCTTAAATGGCAACCAATCAGCCTTCATATTTTCGCAAACAATTATCTGCCCTTCCCTTTCTTGACACCATTCCGCGAGGTCCGGAAATGAAATCTTTTTGTTGCTCTCTTTGTAAACATGCCCTCCAAATTGATAAGGGGGGTCTATAAACCACGTTGCTTTTTGGTTTGGAATATTAACGTAGCTGTCATGGCTAAACTGCCAATGCTTAATTTTAAATAACTGTCCGGCTACCTTGTTTAAATTGAACTGGTATTGGTTCGGTCTGTTGCGAAGGCGTGGCGTGGCCGTCTTTCGTGGTTCAGGAAAGCCGTAACCCACAAGAAACCATACCAGCAGTCGTTGTTCTTCGCAATCGTAAACGTGGTGATTGATATTGTCACCTGCCTTGAACTTTGGCAAGGAAAGAATATCAGCCGGCGAACACTGTTGTAACCACTTCCAAATTTTAATAATCACTTCGTATTTATCTACCAGTAACACATCACGCTCGAAATACTTCAAGGCGTATTTGGCGGACCCGGCAAACGGCTCTATTAGCCTGTCATGTTTCGGAGCAGGGTAATAGTCAACCAGGCTGGATTTAGCGCCATAATAACTCCACATTATTTCGATAGTATTTTAAGTGCCTCATTAAAATCCGCGCCCTCAACTTGCTCTAAGTCGTTACGCATGGCATCACCACATAGCCCGCACATATCCGCATACTCCGAATCGGGCACCGGCTTTTCGCACTTACAAATTCTTGTTTCTTTTTCTTCCATAAGTTTTCTTTTTATGCCTGCGTAGTAATCCCAGTTACGGGCAGCTTTCGCATATTTTTGAGTTTGCCAGCCGTGGCTTATAGGGCTACAGCCCCTAACTTTAGCCAACTCTTTTTCGTTCTTTTTAATTCGCTGTAGCAATGTCATAGTAAGTTGTTTCGTAGTTATTATCGCCCATTCTAATAACAAAAGCGTATTGCGTTGCGCTTTTGAATCTCATTCCTTTTAGCGGCATTCCAAACTCAAATTTGAATCCGTTAGCAGTTAAAATATCTTCTGTTTGTTTGTATGTCGTTGTATTCATGATACAAATATAAGCACCTTTTCTAAATATACAACACTTTAGACAATTATTCACAAACTATTTTGCAACTGATTGATTTACAGGCAGATTATTTTCACACTATTTTTTACAATGTGGGGGAATGGGGGTGTTAGCAGCTATCATCGCACCCGTTACCCATACAGCAACTAAAAGAGCAATGGCCAGTTTTATTATGGTAAAGGCTTTCGCATTCCTTACAAAGCTCATAATCGTAATCAATATCAAGTTCTACATTTTCAGCATCGCACCAGCTACATTTCCCTATGTGCGGGGCTACTCCATTTATATCTTTATTCATGGTTTAAACTTTTTTTTGATTAGGCTAATTACATACAATCGTTACTACTCCGTTATTTTCTACCACAGTAACTTCCTTAGCGTTATTTATAGCCTCAATAGCGCGCTTCTTATTCGTACTGGACACAATACACAGGTCGGGCTTTTTATCCTTGCTGGTGAACTCAAAAGCGATAAATGCCGCCACTCCTTTAACATCTACCCATTCCTGTATGCCGTGGTAAAATGCGGTGCTCTTTTTCGGGTAGTAGTCAATAGTCCTAAACCCGTCTTTAGTTAAGCGGAACGAACCGACATTAAATTCATTAACCGATACGCCATGTTTAGCGCAGGCATCTTTCATTTCTTCGGCTCTAATTTCTTTTGGTTTCATAGGTTTATATTGGCGTTTAAATAAAATGGTGTATTACTATTGCATTCATACCGATATTACATTACTAAGCCTGCGATACACACTACCATTAGAGTAATTAAATATGTAACCACTTTCAAAGTTACTATTCAAGTATGCCGCCTCAAAAGGTGTGGCAATAGCTTTAAATAACTCAAAACGTGCTTTCGTTTTGATTAAACCTGCTTCACGCAACTTTTTTTGTATACGTTGCCCGGTGTTTTGTGAACGGCTAAACATTTTCCCGATGGTTTTATTAGCCAGGGTGGTTACAGATTGAATGGCATTAGCTAACTTCTTTTCGCCGCCAGATTTGTTAAGCAGCCTTATATCGCGCTTACTTAACTTTCCGTGTGGCCTATTGCAATGGTTTACGATGCTCTGCTTTATCTTAATCTGTTTTTCCTGATTCTTTATATTACGGTGAATGAGTGCTTTTTGAAATTCTAATATAGTTTCAGCCTTACCCGGGTGAACGGGTATCGGTATGCAAGTTTCACCCGGGTGTTTTTTCAGCTTATTGATTCCTGTTAATAATAAATGCCCGTGTTGATGCCTGGCAAGCCCTGCCGCCACCATGCGCTTAATGTGCCACCGTAGCGACGTATGGCTTATACCTGTGATTTTAGACAGGGTAGCATAGTTAAGGTTGAATAGTATTGTGTTGCGGCTTAACTGCTTTAAAACTACCCACACGCGCAAAGTCGGGAATGAATTAGTTTCATTCGCTGCGTTAATTATGCTTAATGGGATAGGCTGCTTCATTATTAATAAATCAGGGAACCGTAGCCCTGTGCGGTTACTAACGAAAACTTTACGCCGTTTCTTCTACAAATTTTAGCATAGCCTGTAAAATTAATTCCTGGTATTTAATAGGCTGTTTAGCATAAGCAGCAGCAGCAGCAGCAGCAGCAGCAGCAGCATCAGCAGCAGCAGCAGCATCAGCATAAGCAGCAGCAGCAGCAGCATAAGCAGCAGCAGCAGCATCAGCATCAGCAGCAGCAGCAGCATAAGCAGCAGCAGCAGCAGCAGCACGCCGTTTAGTTAATAATTCTTCTTTTGTTATTTCGCCATTATTAAACTGCGAAATAGCCTCAAGGCATTCCCGAACTATTTTGTCTTGTGGATTTTTGGCCTCAAAAATTGGCAGCACAATCCACGCTAATCGGTGCGCTAAATCTGCTTTTTGTTTATTTGTAAGCTCACATTTTCGCACCAAAAACCATCCTTTATCTTTCATGGTAATTTCAGATTTTAAAATGTCTTTGATGTGAATTTCTGGCTTATCAATAAATGATAACCGATTAACTTTTGGCAACTCGTAGCAGCCTTTGTGTTCCCGAATGTAATGAGGTGTAAATACTTTCTTCATTTTGTTTTGCCCGCAACTACGCGACAGGGCCGGCGTTCGTTAGTAATTAAAAATTTTATGTGTGAATTTTCTTCATTGCACTTTACGATTAAGGAGAGGGGTAGTGGTTGTTTCATTTCTACTTAGCCTTGTCTATTTCTGCTTGCTTTGTTGCAAATTTCTTTACATCTAATTCGTAGCGTAATAAATTATTGGACTGCTTTACAAGGCTCGCTTGTGCTTTTGCTTCCTCTACATTTATTTTCTTTTGCTCTAATCTTAGCATACAGTCCGCTAAGTGTTGTAATAGTCCCGCTGGGCCTGTTAATTGCTCTGATAATTTCATAGCTGTTCTAATTGTTTAATTAATGAATCGGTTAGTGATAAAAGTTTTCTTTCTTTAAGTTTTAATTGCTCAATATCTATATTCTGATTTTTTTTAATTACCGCCATTAATTCGTATTGAAAGTGCTTTTTTTGCTGCTCACATAAAGTGGAATCGTTTTCAATACTTTCTAAAGCATTAATGCATTCTTCTGAATATCCAATGTAATTAGCCAAAAAAGAGGCAAAGGAATGTTTTATTGTAAAGCAGTAATTACTTGAAAGGCCGTATACATAGCAAACCTCGTATACAGTCATTTTCAGTTGCATATCAATTTCGTTTAGTGGCTTTAAGATAAAATTCTTATTGCCCCTATCCACCGTTTCATTAAGTTTTTTTTGCGCTATCTGGTTTAAAAAATTCTCTTTAGTGTCAAGGTGGTTCCCGAAATCAACACAGGATGGGTAAATAATGCAGTAAAATTTATACCCCATTTGAAAGTAAATCCTTTGAGGTGTGCAATAAGTTCTGCTTGTTCCACCCCATAATGCTTTTGTATCGTTACATGTAAACGCATGTTCTGAAAGTAGTATAGACTTCATAAATACAAAAAGCCTGATTAGATTTTCGCGGCTGCCACCGCTACTCATCCTACAGGCTTTTTAAGTCTTTCGCTTGGCAGAGCGTTTACAATATGTCTTTTGCCTTGCGGCTTGTTTTAAAGGATGTCGTTGCTGTGATATGAATGGTGATGAACCGGACTATTTCACCTGCCCCGACCCTGCAAATCTAACAACACTTTTTTAAGCGCAAAACTTTTAGCAGGTTTTTTTATTCGGGGGAAATTGGTATTTTTGGGGGGGTAACACTATTTTATGGCTTTAAACCCCAAACAGGAACGATTTTGTAAAGAGTATGTAATTGACCTTAATGGAACGCAGGCAGCCATAAGGGCAGGCTATAGCGAAAATACAGCAAATGAGCAGGCTGCAAGACTGTTAGCGGATGTTAGTATTCAGAGTTATGTTAAAAGGCTTCAAAATAAGATTTCCGAACGCTTAGAGATTACCGCTGATATGGTGGTTCAGGAACTTGCAAAGATAGGTTTTGCGAATACCCATGACTTTGTAACGGAGGGTAACTCTATTGTTGATATAAGCAAATTGCAGCGCGTTAAAGTGGCCTCTGTTAGTGGCGTTAAGGTTACAGAGATTGAGAGCGAATTTGGCAGCAAAAAGATAACCGAATTGAAGTTTCACGATAAGGTTTCGGCACTTGAAAAGTTAGGCAAACACCTCGGCGTATTTGAAAAAGATAATGCGCAGAAAAAAATGGACGTTAAAACCCTTGTAATTGAGCCAATCGCAAGCAGGCATAAAGATTAATGAAGCCTATTTACCTGCCTTAGAGAGTTCATCCCGTTATTTGGTTATGGTAGGAACGGCGGGCAGCGGCAAATCCGTGTTTGCTTCTCAAAAAATAATACTTCGCACCCTAACCGAACGCGGCCATAGGTTTTTGGTTATGCGTAAGTTTGCCACTAACATATATGAATCGGTATTTAAGAGGCTTAAAAATGAAATAGCTGATTTAGGGCTTACCCATGAGTTTGAGATAAATCAAACCCGCATGAGTTTTAAGCATTACGATACCGGGAATGAGATACTTACCGCCGGGCTTGATGACGTAGAAAAAATAAAGTCTATTGAAAAGATAACAGGCATTTGGATTGAAGAGGCCACCCAAGTAAAAGAGGCCGATTTTGACCAAATGGACTTGCGTATAAGAGGCGAAATGAATAATTATAAGCAGATTATTTTGACATTTAACCCTGTTGATGAACGAAATTGGCTTAAAAAAAGGTTTTTTGACAACCATGTCGAAGATAGCTTTTGCATAAAAACAACGTTTAGGGATAATGATTTTTTGACAGATGAAGATATTCAAACCCTAAAAAACAAAGCTTCAGTAAGCCCTAATATTTACCGAATCTACTACCTGGGCGAATGGGGTCGCGAAGATATTGAAAGTCCGTATTGCATCAACTTTAAGCCCGAAAAGCACGTTAGCGGTTTAGCGCAGTTCCGGCCCGACCTGCCCGTGATATTCAGCCTGGATTTTAACGTTGAGCCTTTTGTTTGTATAGCCTCGCATATTTGGGTGGATATTAAAGGCCCGCATTGTCATGTGTTTGATGAAATTGTGATTGAAAAGAATGGCGACGTATATAAGATGTGCGACCGGCTTATTGATATTTTCGGCCCGCGCGTTATGGCAAACTGTTTAGTTACGGGGGACGCTACCAGCCGCAAAAGGGAGGTTACGCAAAAAGAGAATATTAACGCATGGCGCATAATGGACACTCAATTGAGATTAGGCAAGCGGCTAATGGTGCCCGCGTCAAACCCAAAGGTAAAGGAAAGCAGGCACCTTGTTAACGCTATAATGGCGTATCATAGCGATTTTAAGATAAGCCCCGATTGTAGCAAGTTGATTTATGATTGCCAGTTTGTAGAAGTGGACAGCGAAGGTGATATAATTAAGAAAGATAGAAATAAAGAGGCCCAAAGGAGTGATGCGCTTGATTGCCTCCGCTACCTTTACCAGACTTTTATGCCAACTTTTATAGACCAGTATAAAATTAAATAATTGCCTATATTTGCGGTATCAGTTGCCATGCGGAGGGCATTAAACAAAGCGTTAAACTTATAACGATGCCTTGCAACTGCTCAAAAACTATCCCCTTACCGTGTTGTATAACTAACCTTACAGTCGGCGTTGGCGACCCTGATACTGATTACATCGTTTACTTTAAGACTGCAACGGGCCGAACTGATAACTACCCCGCAACCTCGGACGTTGGCGGGAATATTATAGTTACCGATACCGAATTTAGGATTGGCGAATATTACGAGTGCTGGATAACTTTGGCAGATGCCGAAAACATTAACGATTCAACACCGTTCAGTATTGGCGAAATTGAAGTGCAATGTTTGAACGTTATATTTCAATATGCCGCCGCTATTGTTGAAAATCAAACCGTAACACTTGTATGACATCAATCATAATTTGCATTGCGATTACCGCTCTTTTCGTTAACGGCCTGGATATTGCCACACAGCCGGGCATGTTACTCGGCTTTATTCGGGTTAAACTGGATAAGATATTTATAAGCCACCCTGTAACGGCACAGCAACCCAAAGTGAGCAAGCTATACTACCCGATACTTTACTGTATTAAATGTATGCCTTCAATTTACGGCACTATTATATGCCTGTTATTTCTACCGTTCACCATTCACTTACTATACGCCATACCCATTGTAATCGTTTGCAGCGTGGCTTTATCGGCTATTATTCACACTCAATATTTATAAATGTTTTCACACTACATTATTGATTCACTCGCACGGTTCGGCTTTAAGCAGGCTATACAGGATTATGTTTTTAAGCATCAAAGTAAAAGCTACCATGACAATATGAAGCTTGCCTTTATTGATTCGCTTAACCGCAAATACTTTTACTTCCCTGATTTAAAGCAGTTGCCATTGCCGCTACTCGAAAAGCTGAATGAGTTACAGGAACAAATGGCGTGTAAGGTGCCGGGCAGGGATTTGGACGCATGGCTTAAAGCTGTTGAAGATGTGGTAAACGGGAACGATACAAATAAAATAACACAGTTGGGCTATTGGTTTGAGGTTTTGCGCGCCCGCCGAACGATACTATTTGACCCTACTATTTTGATGGAAATTGCGGCGTTGCTTTACATACGCGAAGATGAAACGCCGGGCACTTATAACGAAACGATACATAAAGAGAAAACCGCTTTACTGTGGGCTGATAGCAAGAACGGCGGGGCCTTATACGATTTTTTTCAGCAAGCCGGATTGAGCAGATACATACCTTCTCAAAGTATTACAGCCGAAAACTGGCAGCAATCTTTGGAGCAGATTATGGAGAAAATAAACAGCTTCAATTCGGCAATTACGCGCTATTCGACATCCGTGTCAGAGTTCGCAACATTGGAGAGCAGTTTACAGAAAACCTAATGACTTTATGTGGCGGCGATGTGGTGCAATTCGAGGCTTTAAAAAGAATAACGGTTGCTGAATACTTGATTAAATTGGATTACACAGTAAAGGAAAATAAACGCAAAGCGAAAGAAGATGGCCGAAGAAATTCTGATTAAATACAAGGTAGACACTACCGAATTTGCAAAGGCCGAAACCTCCGTTGAAAAGGTTACGGCTTCTGTGGACGAATTAGGACAAACTATCAAAGTTGCGTTTACTCAAAAGAGTTTAGATGAAGCGGTTGCGAAACTGAATGAGCAGGGTATGGCAGTTGAGGCCCTGGTGTTGCAATATGGCACAGTGCAAAAGGCTTTTAAGGGTGCCAGTAAGGAGTTGATAGATATGGCGGCCCGTGGCGAAGAAGGCACAAAGAAGTTTAAAGACTTACAAAAGGCCGCAGCTGAATTACAGGACACAATAGAAGATACGCGGGGCAGCATTAAAAAGATGTCCAGCGATACCCGGCTAATAGATACGGTTGCGCAGGGTATGCGTGGTTTAGCGGCGGCGGGTTCGGTAGTTTCCGGTGCAATGGCTACGTTTGGTAATGAAAATGAAGCGGTGCAAAAAACCTTGCTGAAAGTGCAGGGCGCAATGGCTACGCTGCAGGGGGTGCAAGAATTAGCAACTTTAGCAACCGAAAAAGGCGGCATTGCAACACAGGCTTACGGGGCCGCTTTGCAGGTGGTGGATAGAATAAGCAAGTTGACCGGAGCAAGTATGGCGGCATCGTGGGCATTGGCTACGGCGGGTATAACGGTAGTGATTGGTGCTATTGTTGGCTTAATTTACTATCTAAACAGCGCAGAGGAAGAGACAAAGGGGCTTACTAAAGAGCAACAAGACAATGCCGACAGTATTGAGTTATTAAAACTTAAATACCAGGAAGCTACCGGCGCAATAGACGGGTACACGAGGGCTACAAAAGAGTTAGCAAAAGAAACCGCAAAAAGTTTAGAGGACTTAAATAAGAAGATTGAATCGGAGGTTAATAAAGCACAAACAACCATATTCCAAAGTGCGCTTAACATGTTCGATGCGTATACTGGCAAGTATGAAAATTCACAGCAAAGAAGTGCGGCTATTCGACTTAAAATTGAGAAAAAATACGAAACCGATAAGCAACAACTGGCAGAAGAAACGGCACTTAAACAAGGCCTATTAGATGCCGCCGAGGCTAAAAGACAGGAAGAGGAAAGAAAGAAGCGTTTTGAAGCTGAAAAGAAAGCCTACTTTGAGCACATGCGCGAAATTGACCAATTTGTCGAAAAAGAAATGACAGAGGCAGATGCTGCAAGGCGGGCATTAAGTGAGTCTTTTTTAAAGAGAGGCGATTCACTTGTTGGCAATCCAGAAAAGGTGGACGACATGATTAAGTCATACTTCTTTGCCGGGCTTACCGCCGAACAAATGGGGCAGCGCATAGGAGAGCAAATCGAAAAGGCGCAAAGGGCAGCGGAGTTAAGAGGTGAAATAACTTACCCAACATCAATCGCTAAGTTGCCTGTTGATGATACGTTTATGGAGCGGCAAAAAGCAAAAGCAATAGAAGAAAGAGAAGCGTTGCTTGCAATTACCAGAACGTATAATATAAGTGAGGCTGAACTATTAAAAGATTTTTACGCTTCCGATACTTCTGATTTTACAAAATATGCAAAGGAGAAAACAAAGATTTTAGCAGAGCAGGCAGAGGAGCGTAAGAAAATAGAGTATGCTATTTATGAAGTTACACGCCAATCTTTAAGTGCAGCTCAGTCTATAATTTCGGGCGTGTATAGTCAGCGACTTACTCAATTACAAGCGCAAAAAGAAGCCGAACTGGCAGCGGCAGGGGATAATGCACAGAAAAAAATAGAGATTGAGAAAAAGTTTGCTATTGAACAGGCCAAAATTGAACGTAAGCAAGCGGAAACAAGCCGGGCATTTGCTTTAGTTCAAATTGCAATAAGCGTAGCCCAGGCTATTGCAAAGGCAGCGGAAAAAGGGGCCGCCGGTGCTGGCGATATTGCGGTGGCTGTTGCGCTTGGAGTAGCGCAAACAGCAGCGGTTTTGGCGCAACCATTACCAGAGATACCTGCGTTTGAAAAGGGCGGGCCGGTGCCGATTAAGCAAGGCTTATTACAAGGTCGTAGCCACCGCGAAGGAGGTATACTGATTAATGCCCAGGGAGGTGAGTATATTTGGGATATACCTACTGTAAAGAAACATGGCGACCTGATACGGGCGGCGCATGAAAACCGGTTAGAAGATTTGGTGCTGCATAAATACGTAGCCCCCATGTTAGAAAAATCTTTATCAGGTGGTGTAAGCGCGGCGGCACAATATGATGACTTTATGTTGCGCGCTACTATTAAACAGGGCCACGATAAAGACCGCCGTAATGCTGAATACATAGCCGAAAAAGTAAGCACCGCCGTAACTACTTCAATGTTCAACAAAAATCGCTATCAATAATGGCTTACCGTTGGACGCTTACAAACCTTACTACACTCGATTTTGAGGTGCTTACAAATGACCCTATCGGTTGGAATGAAGCCGTTTACACTATCCAGCGAAGCGAAAAGTATAAGGGCATAATGCACGAATATACAAGCCCGCTTAAATTCCATTGCGATGGGGGTGGTAAGGCTTTTATAGATGCCGCTTACGAGACTTTGGCTATTGATGCGCGTGTTGATATTCTGATTGAATACGATTGCGATGGCAGCGGCACTTACGATACGCTGTTTAATGGAATTATAAACTTCGCTACCTATATGGTAGAAAACGACTTGACTATTTGCCAGGTAGAAAGGAGCGATTTAATATCGAAGTTCATAAGCAGGGATGAAATTAGTGTTGACCTTGAAGCTGTTTTAAGTATTGGCGAAGTGGCAATAACTGCACCAGAGCCTTTGCAGACACCAATGCAGGCGTTTGTTATAAGCTATGCGGATACATGGAGGGTGCAAGATGGGTTTACGTTTTCATATAATAAACCTGTTGAGGTTACAGGGCCTTTTTTAATTGCACAATCGCAATTCGATTTAATACTTGACCGTTCAGATATTGATAGTGCGCAGTCAACATCGGCGTCACAGGGCAATGTTGGCACAGGAACGGGTTTAACTTCTTTGGTTAAGTTTAACGATAATTCAATAGTATTCCCTATTGTAATAAACTTTGAAATTGACTTTAAAGGCGAATTGGATATAGTGAAAAATTCTGGCACAAGAACAACAACTTTGCAAATATTTTTCAATTTGCGATATGGCCCGGATTTGCTTACATCAAACACATATAATTTACTTACGTCAAGCGGACTTACTGGAGATAATATTAACCTGCCTTTTGATATTAATATTACAGATACAATACAAATACAGGCGGGCGATTCGTTATGGCTGCAATGGATAATTAATGATACGTTTGGTATTGATACAGATAATACATTCACATTTGAGGCCAGCACCTTTGAGATAAGTTCCGATACCGTTTCGGCAGATACAACTTGCAAAACTGTTTTAATTCATGAGGCGTTTAATCAGGTCGTTGATGCCATTGCGGATAGCGATGGTAACTTTGTAAGCAACTTTTACGGGCGCACAGATAGTGAAAAGCAAACCTACGATGTCGATGGTTGCGGATCATTAATAGCAGTTACTAATGGTTTAAATTTGAGAGAGTTTGAAGAAAAGAAAATATATACCTCTTTTAGTGAATTGTTCAATGCAATGGATTGCATACACAATTTGGGAGCCGGTTATGTGAATGGTAAAATACAGGTGGAGCCTTTAGAATATTGGTTTGATAACCTAACTAAAATTATATCGCTACCATTTGTAAATAGATACACAATAAAAGACGACAATAGGGCCTATATAAATAAGATAGAAATAGGTTACTCAAGGTGGGAAACAGAATTTAGGGGCGGCATTGACGAGGTTAATGCAAAGCAAGAGTATTCAACAGTAATAAAATCGGTAAAGGGGGCTTATTCTAAGCTATGCGATTTTATTGCAGGCACCTATCCTATTGAGTTTACGCGGCGTAAAAATAAAACATTAGTTCCTACCGAAGATTGGCGTTACGATAACAATAATTTTTTGATAGCCGCGACAAAGAGGCAAACTGTATTGGCCCGCTTTGTGTCTGATTTTTTAGGATATAGAATTTTGGTGGCATACTCTATAAAGGGGATACTGCCTGGCGATACTATTACAATAACCGGCTCTGGGAGTGGCAACGATGGAACATATACCGTTATAGTCGCAACTGAATCTCCAAGCCTTACACGAATAGAAGTTGTTGAAGCAGTTACTGGAAGCGGCTATGAATTAGTTGGAATCAACGGGCTTGATTTTTATTACCCAGAAAAGTATGCAGATTCTTTTAGTGGCGGAACAGGAATGCTTCAAATAAATTCAGCTTACAATCTTCGCCTTACCCCTAAGCGCATGTTATTAGCGCACCTTAACGTAATTACGGCGGGCCTGCAAAAGATACAAGGGCTAATATCATTTGTAAAGGGCGAAGGAAATACCGATTTAGAAACTGCTAAAATAGATGTTGGTTGCGCCGAAGATTACGATGGACAGTCTTTAGCCGAAAATCAGGATATAGATTGGACGGATGGCAAAGCGAAAAACATTCGCCCACTATGGTTGCCACAGATTTACAGCTTTGAATACCCGTTAACCTATACGCAGTTTAAAACCATAAAGGCTAACCCGAATGGCTATATTGAGTTTTACAGGTTTGAAGATTCTAAAATGGCCGGGTATTTAATGAATATGGAGTATAGTTTAAAAACCGGCATGACTAAATTTGAACTATTGCGGATATACGCGCCGGAGGGCTTGGGTGATGAGTTTGGAAATTATATAGGGGACGGTGTGGGTGGTATTATTGGAGGTGGTTAATAAAAAATAAGATATGGCGGTAACAATTAAAGATAATCAGGCGTTAGAGTTCACAAACCCATCGGCAGACCCGACCGCTATTGATATTTGCGGATGTGGTGGCAGCTATTGCCAGCCTGTGCAAACTAATGACCTTATAAACATACAAGGCACAGTTACAGAAAATAGCACTACAAACCTATCTGAATTAGCGTCGTGGAATTTTGGCACAGGATGGAGTAATGATAGTGGCGTTATTGTTGGCGACGGGGTGCCGACCGATACAATACAGGCTATAAGCAATGCGCTTGGATTAGGCACAAACTCAATTTATAGCATATACATAAATGCAAGCGTAAGATTTGTGTATAATGGTAGTATGATTTTTGGGGCATCAAATAGCATAGTAATAGGCACGCTTGATGACATTAGATTTGTTGCTGGCGGGCAGATAATAATAACAGGCACCGCGCTAAATGATGGGGCCTATACTATTGTGTCTTTTGTTTTGGGGGGATTAGGCTGGGTAGTTACAGTTGTAGAAACAACCATAGTTGACGAGGTTATTACTGCAACCGCAATAATACCAGGCGGTGGAGCTATAGTTCCGGATGGCGGTTATAGGTTTAAGTTCAATGGAAGCTATTTAGAGCTGCCAATAGTTTCGCCCGATACTACTGGCGATTTTACATCGCAGCCATATCTATTGCGCTATGCTATAATGACAGGTGGTGCTATTGTTGACGACCGAATAAGAGTTGAGTGTAGCAGTCCTGATATAATCGTTGAAATTAATTCGATTATTATCCGCAACGTTAGCCGTGTTGGCGCGGCCCTTTACAAAAATGGCGCGTTTGTAGTTTCTTCTGACGCGCCAAGCGGAATTAGCTACTATCCTTTAAATACCTACATAAGCAACTATTCAGGGATGGCCAGCCTTGCATTTACGCCTATCCTGTTTAATTACACCATTACAATATCAACTTTGTTCGGCGGCGGTTTGGATGGGTGCTATCAAATTAGCCTATACGATTCGTTTGGCGAAGTGGACGACCCGAAAACAGCGGTAAGCAATTGCATGGAAATAAAAGAAACCCACCCGTGCACATTAGTATTTAACGCCTCAAATGATGATAATGCGTTCGGATTTGATTACACTACTGGCACAGGATTTCAGCACTTTTTAAGGGTGTATAGCAAAATGGATGTTACAGCATACCCCGAAGAAGTTGAAACGCCGTATATTTTCAGCAACAACAACCGTGTTTTAATGTTTGCCCGCCGCGATAAAGAGTATACGCTGTTTATAGGGGACGCGCCAAACCACATTCACGACCTGCTTAGTATTATGCGTTTGCACGATACCTTTAGTATAGGCACTAACATCTTTACGGATTTGGTGGCTTATACAAAAGAAAGCGGCTATGAATTAAACAGGCGTAAAACAAGCAATTTAAAGCAGGCTACTTTTACCGTGCGCGAAACGCAGGGCCTTGCAAGTAATTTTCCTTGTAATTGATTTTTTACTTATTTTTGAAACGAATTCGTATACCTACCAGTTGCCACTATTTGCTAAGGGCATTATACAAAGCACAAACTTTTAAATCTAAACAAAATGAGTTTCTTAACCGATTGTGCGGTTTTGCCTGACCACGTAGAAAACGATTGCGCGAATAACCTAAAGGGTGGGTTCCCTTCTTTTGCTATTGTTGACCGCGACCACACTGTTACCGATTGGACAAATGGCAGCCAATGGCTTGCCAACATCGCAGCCGGTAAAATTAAAATTACTAACCGCGTAAAAGCCGAACTGCCAGAGCCTTCACAAATTATGAGCGATAACCTTGTTGCGTGTGGTGCTGTTCAAAATTTGGATGGATTCGACTGGAGTTTTAAGTGCATGGATGGCGCAGCTAACGTTTTTAACGATGAGTTTTACAAAACCCTTAACAACAAAATGGCCTATTTGGTGCTTTGGAATAAAGATGAAAGCCAAATACAGGTAATTGAAAAAGATGTAAGTTTTGTTTGTTTTCCTGTTTCGCCGGGCAGCAACCGTGAGCAGCAGTATTATAGCATTACCGGCAACTTTACAAGCAACGAGGGTTGGTTCCCTGTTCGCTATACAGCACCAACAGGCGTATTTCAATTCTAATTAAATGAAACAGGGCGTAACTCTTATCGCAATCGGGCGTTATGGATATTTGCAATGGGCTATTAATATGGCTTGTTCGCTTAAATTCCATAGCCCCGGCGTTCCTGTTCAGCTAATTGTAGGCAAGCCACTTTGGCCCGATGCGCAGGTAGCACACTCAAAGTATGGCCTATTTGATTTTATAACGTGTATTGAGGAATCGGAATATACGGAGGCTGGTAAGTTATTCCCTGCTAAACTGAAAACCGATTTTTATAAGCACCTGATTTTTGACGAAACGATTTATTTAGATGTGGACGGCGTTATTATAAAGGACATTACGCCGCTATTCAGCATCAAATCAGACTTTGCCAGCGATGTGCAGGGCATATATGATTTAAGTCATGGCGAAGATTTTAACTGTATGAAGTGGGCTAAACCTGCAAATGTGTGGTTTCATTTTGGGTTAAAGCCTACCGATAAGCTACCGGCCTTAAATAGTAGCTTTGTTTTTATCCGCAAAGGGGCCTTATGTGAATCAATATTCGCTAAAGCTAAAGAACTACTACACACAAATCCATTACCACAGGAATTACAATGGCACCCGTGGGGCAAGGCCCGTAAGACAAAGATTAACCAGCCGGACGAATTGTATTTTAATGTGGCCTTAGCGCAGTTAGGGATAACGCCCGAACACGCCCAGGCTATCCACTTTAGAATGGCTAATGAATCTGGGCCTTATGTTTCGCTTACCGATTTACAGGCCAACTACTATGGTATTGGCTTATTTGGTGAATTGCGCGTTAACCATCAAAGCCTACGGGAACATTACAACAAACACATGCGCCAATGTTGGCAGGCGGTTATAGGCAATAAAACAGGTGAACCGTTTTCTGCTAAATGTGAGCCGCTTTCTCAATCTAAATTCGTAATACAATAATATGCTGCAACCTAATCAGATTGAGGAATTACTAAACAAGCTAACCACCGGGTTAAAAGGGGCCTCTAATGCCGTTAAGAAAAAGGACGAAACAGAAGAGCTTTACGAGTGTGTAGAATGGAGTGAGTTGTATAAAGATGCCAAAAAGCATTGTGAAGAAATTGAAGTTCACGCCGCTGGTAAATTCCCTAAGCAGCTATTAGGGCATACATTCCCGAATGAAACTAAACCCGAAATGGAATACCGTAAAAAGTCATTCCAACCGGTAACAAAGCCTTATTGGAAAAAAGCCATTCGCAGTCTCAATCGTATTTGGAGTGAGCAAAACTTTACCGTTAAATGGGGCGAAAGCGAAGATGCTAGCGAATACTTTTTAAAGGAGTTGCCAATTTATAAGAATATTTTCAGCTACTTTAAACAGGTAGTTACGGCCAATAAAATAAACGACCCGAATGCCGTATTAGCAATTGATTTCGATTTGCCGGTAAAGCAGTTGGCGGAGGGTGAATTAATTATAGACGATACGCAACAAATAGCCCCATACCCTGTAATTTATTGCACAGAAGATGTGCTAATGTTTGAAAGCGGGGCATTTTGCCTTGCCATGAGTGAAGAAAAAAGCGTTGTTGATTACGGCGGAAAAAAGGTAAAAGCCGGGTATGTGCTTTATTTATACGATACCGAAAACATATACCGCATTATACAGGTAGGCAAAAAGATAGATTACACTTTTGAATCTACATTATACTACACACATAATTTAGGATATGTGCCGTGCTGGAAATTAAAAGGAACGCCAGAAGAAACTATTGACGGCGAATTGCTTTACGATAGCCACTTTAGCCCTGCTATCCCGCACTTAAATGAAGCTATTATAATGCACAGCACCCTAAAGGCCAGCATTAGTAAAATAGCCTACCCTATACGCACTTATTATGAGCAAAAATGCAGCGCGGCGGGGTGTAGTTCGGGTATGGTTTACGAGGCTGGCAAAGAGCCTCACAAATGTTCTACGTGCAACGGTAGCGGGGCGGTAAGGTTTAGCCCTTTAAGCGATTATGTAATGGAGCCGCCGGGGCTTACTAATGATGTTAAGGACATGCCATTCCCAGCAGTTGCCTACGTTTCGCCCGATAGCGCAATACTTGATTTTAGCAAAACCACTATTAAGGAATGGATTCAACAGGCATTCTTATTCCTAAACATTGACGCGGCACCGGATGGAATGAAAGCCGGTTTAGCCGAAAACGCAACGGCCACTAAAAGCAAAATTGATCGCGAAGAGCAGTTTGTAAGCATGTTGGATATCAGTAACGAATTATTCGAATTGTTGGAATACTTTTTAGATGCCGCATATCAGATTAGATACCTTGCCGAAAGCCCGATAACGGTTAACGCTCCGAAAACATTTGAACTTATAAGCGCAAATGAGTTAACCGAAGAAATTACCACGGCCCGAACAAGCGGCCTGCCAGATTCTGCTATGTCCGAATTGCAATATGACTATGTAGTGAAGCGGTTTTCGCAACAAGCCGACATTGGACGGATAACGCAGATAGCCCGATATTGCGATGTGCTATTTGCAAAGGACGACATAAGCATTCAGCTAAACGCAAAATATTACACGCCTTACGAGTTAGTGCTACACCAACACGTATACAACTTTATAGTTGAAAAAGAGAGCGAAAGTGCGGGTTTTATCGATAAAGACTTGAAAGATATTAAGCCTATATTAATTGAAATGGCAAATGAAAAGGCTACTGAATTGGCAGCGGGCGGCATTGATGCTGAAAAAATTATAGGTAACATAGCCGAATAATGACCTTAGAGCAACTTATACAACAGCGAATTTACAGGCTTGAAAACGTGCCCGATACTATGCTTAGTGTAGTAGACAAAGAAAATGAAAAGCTATTTAAGGCCGCTTTAAAGCGATTAGGCGAACTTGAAACAAAGGACGGCAAAATAGTAGCTTCGCGCGGCAACCTTGCCAAAATAAACACCATATTAGAAGATTTAAAGCAGGTTCTTTTTAAAGGTGATTATGTTGAAGCGGTTAAGCTATTCGCCGCCGAAATAAATAACCAGGCCTTACTTAATAATTCCATCCTTGCTAAAGTTGCAGATTCATTCAAAGATTCCGAAATGTTTAAAGCAGCCCGCGAAAGGGCGGTAAAAAACACTTTGCTTTTAATGGGTGAGCAGGGTATCGCATCAAACTTTTTGCAGCCATTAGAAGAAATATTAAACACATCCGTTGTAAGCGCGGTAAAATATACCGATGCAGTCGAAACCTTACGCCGTAACATGGTTGGTGAAGATGCTATTTTAGGCAAGTATGCAAAGCAGATTGTTACCGATACTTTTGCCGTAGCCGACCGGCAATATGTAAAACTTACAAGTGAGGCTTACAAAATAGAGTTCTTTAAATACTCCGGGGGGAAAGTTGAGGGCACCCGCGAATTTTGTTTGGAGCGTTACGGGAAAATATTCCATCAAAAAGAGATTGCTGAATGGGGTAATTTTGAACGCACGGGTGATTTTAAACTACCAAAATATTTGTTCACCACATCAAAAGGTGTTAAGGTTTACTGGCAGGGAATGAATTATAACACCAATGCCGCAACGGTATTTTCCTATTTAGGTGGTTATGAGTGCCGCCATGTGTTGGTGCCCGTTGCTACGCGGTATGTGCCGAAAGCTGACTTAGAGCGGGCGGAGCGGTTAGGGTTTTATAAGGCGGGTTAAGTCCATGCGCTATATTCGGCATCATACCAATTTTCGCCAAAGAAAAAACGAATAGAATTTTCAACATCGTTCATTTTTAGAAATGAGGCAACCCAAATTTTACCAATACTCGATTTATCCTTATTTAAGAAAACAGTAACCTCTTTCATTTTAATTTCCATACTCTTAGTAGTTATAATGTGGTTTGTATACTGATTATAATTTTAAACAGAAAAGAAGAAACAAAAGTAAAAGAAGTCGGCAACCTATTTATAAAACAAACAAGAAAAGAAACGGCCTAAACAATTCTTATTTGTTCGGTTAACGCGCTTTCGGACATTAACCTTTATACCTGTTCCAATAGTCGTTTACTACTAAAGTTTGTCTGCACGTATCTTCTACGCAGGTTAAATAAAAAGCCTTGCCCCGAACATCCTTTCGGACGGTAAGACACGGAAAGCTAAGGCGTGAAGTTCTTTATTGTATTTGCTTTGTTTACTCCGTGTCTTACCTCGGCTTTAAACTTAACGGTGTAAAATTATAAACTATTTCTGATTTGCAAAATAAATCGCACTTTCATTATTTGGATATTTCGCTATGAACTTTGCAATTAGGGCCGTGGTGGCCGCGTTTTCTTCTGCCTTATCCAATGTTTTTAGCGTTCGGCTGCCCTTATGCTCTACCCATGAATTGCGTATTAGCGCATGTTTTACATTGTGCTTTTTAAGCTGTTCGGCATAGGCATTATCGGCAAACCAAAACGGGAAATCTTCATCTATTGTCCCGATTATCTCATATAAAAAACGGTCTGTAAATATACACCACCCGCTTAAATGTTTGGCGTTACTGTAACCGTAATCAATATTAGGCCCTGTTTTGAACGTTGCGCCATGTGTTTTCGGGCAAAGTGGGGAAGCTGATAGTAGGTGTTCACTTTCCATTGCCTTTAGCATATTAGTGCACCACCGCGGCTGAAATAGAAGGTCGTTATTGCATAGGCAAACGTATTCGCCGGTGGTCATGCCAATGCCGATATTCATAAACCGATTATAGTTAAATGGTTCGGTTATGTGGTGGGTAGTGGCCCGTTCATAGGTTACTTCTGTGTTTTGCTCTAATACAAGGATGTTAAACTTAATGCCAGGGTCGGAGCGTAGGCACGTATCAATAGTTTGCTGCGTTAATTGTCGCAGGTGGTTATTTTTCGCAAAGGACAAGATTATTATATCTACAACCATTCGGCGGTGAAAGTTTGGTAATCAATAGTGTCTGTTTTGTAGCCTGCCACTTCAAACCGGCGTATAAGTTCGGCTTTATTGCCATCCATGCCCCCGCCATACCCGGGATGAACTTCTACAAAGAAAGTTTTAACCTTACCAGCTACCTTTTTTAATTCCGTTTCAGTTAGCGCAATCATTTCGCCGCCTTCAATATCTACCTTACAAAAATCTACCGGCCCTGTGCATTGGTTAACATAGTGCGATAGCGGTTTGCATGGAACGGTTATTTTGCCGTTACCGTAGCCATCTAAAGAGGTTATTTTGTTTTCTGTGCTATGCCCTGTCATAAAGATTACTTCGCCGTAATCGTTCGATAAAGCCTCTGGTAAGTAAGCTACCAGCTGCTTAGTTTTATTGGCATCTATCAATTCTTTGCATAGTGCCATATGTGAGGGCGTTGGTTCAACAATATGCAATTCTTTGCAGGCAGGCAAAAAGTAAAGCGCGGTAAGGCCTACATTTGCGCCGAAATCAATAACGGTTAAATCGTGTTTGCCCTCAAACCACTTTGCATACATACCGCTATTTATTTGGGTTACTATTGTATGTCCATGATTAATCGGGTGTGAAAAATGTTGTTCCATTGCCTGCGAAACCGGTATTTCAATTAATTCCGGCGTGGTGCTTATCATTTGTATTTTCATTCTATAATTGATTTTATATAAGCGTGAGTAGATTCGGGAAATACTTCTTTGTAGCTGCGCTTGCCGCCACCGTGGGCGAAGTGGTATGCTTTAACGGGCTTACCATTACAAGTTAGCTTATCGCCTATAAAACAGCAATACTTTTCAAATGGGTATATGCCGCACCCGTAAAAGCAATTATGTTCGGGGTGGTTAAAATCAACATTACCATCCAATACCTTAACCTTGTATGGATAGGTGTAGGCAACGATATTCAATACATCATTTTCTTTGCATACAAAGCGGTCATAATACTTTTGTGTGGCGTATTCGTAGTGCCGCCAAAACTGTTTGTTTGTGCTTGCAATTAAACCGCCCTGTAAAAAGTCTTTTATGCTTACCAAATCCGCTTGGTTGCTTACTCCGTTTATTCCGCTGGTAACTTTTATACCAACCAAATTATCAGTTTGATTAAAGTTAGCAGGGCAGGCCACATCGTAATCGGCGGCTAATATTTCATCTAAGCGGGCAAAAATATAATGGTCGGCATCAATATTAACCACCAAATCATATTGCTCTGAAAGCTCACGGCCTAATGTGGCTTTAGCATTGTAGTAATTAAGGCCCCTATCTGCCAAATCATGCTCATTAAAAACCTTCATTTCAATATCTGGGTGAAATCGTTTAAAAGAGTTCATAAACCCGATAAAATCCAGGCTATGGCTATTTGGTAGCCCTTGCTGTAATGTAGTATCGCAAATGGTGTAAAATATTACTTTCATAAGCCCATCTTTAGTTTACAGTTATAAATAAATTCTTTGGTTTGGGTAATCGTTGCCCCGTCTAACTTTTGCAGGTGCGCACGCAGGTATTGTGCCGTATCTTCTGCCCATTGTAGATTTTCCACACCGTAAGCTATGCCATAATAAAAGTAAGGGAACCCACCCCGCCATTCCGATTCCGTTACTCCGGGCGTCGGCACTACTATTGATTTGCACCCGCACAGGGCCGCCAATGCCGATAAAAAGGTGGCATCGTCATAGCTGTAAAAGTATTCGCTACGGTTAAACACTTCAATAAGGCCTTCCAATCCGCCATTTTGCGGGTAATTGTCAATACAAATACTATTGGCAGGGTGTATATCGGCCTTGTTTGCCCCGGCCTTTTTGTATAGGTGGCAACTTTCGTAACGTGGCAAACCCTTATCCACCCATTTGCTCAAATCTAACTCCATAGCCCGCAATTCGCCGTCAATATTATTGCCTAATCTGGTATTAAAGTGCGCTGCGTATTTATAGATTAAATCGTTTTCGCCAAACACCCCAAATTGACCATAGTTGCGCACATGGTATAATATCCATCGGGTTATGTGCTTTGCGTTTAACGGGTTGCCGCAAACCACCTCTGGGTAAATTACCATTGTATCGGGCAGCGCGGCTATTCCTTTGGCGGTTGTTTCGTCAATTAACGCGCCTTTATAATCAGGGTTTTTACTATCTGCCATGATATAAGATTCTACCCCGCAAACAGCTAAATTATGCGCTAACTTATGCAGGGCTATGCAACCGCCGCCCGCGTTGGTGTATTCGCCAGGCGCCCAAACTATAAACTTCATATAGTTACGGCTTGTTTTAATGTTGGTATTCGGTCAACTATTATATCGGTAACCGTGCAAAGTTTAATATCTACACCAAGAGGTGAAAAGTATTTTACAATATCTATCTTTGTTGCGCCATCTTCTACCCACGCCAGCATACTATCACGTTTGCCTTTACCGGCACCGTAATATCCTTTGCTATCATAAATAAATGTTACTGAACAAAGCACTTCTTTTGGTTGTGGCTTGTTGCGCCATTTGTCAATAAATTTCTGTAAAAATGTTAGTGTCATCTATTCTTTTGGGTTTCAGTTTTTTCGCTATCAAATAAGTAATGATACAGCACATCAAAAATGCGCTCCTGTTTTTTCAGGTGCGGCTTAATTCTTTTCGCAAAGTCGGCATCTTCGCCAAAACTAATATCTTTAAACTTTATGCGCTCTGCTATTCCCTTTCTAATAACCATTAAATGATTAGGCGCGCGGTAGTAAAATTTTCCCTGCGTTCTGTCCTCGTATTCCGTGCCATATATAACCGTGCGGTCGAAATTAAGGTTCTCATATCTAACCGCGTTAAAAACCACCACATCGGGGCGGCTTTGCAGCTTACTTAATATGCTTGCCACATAGTTATCGGTCGCGTCGTCGTCGTCGTCTATAAAGGCCACGTATTCGCCCGTAGCGTGTTTAATTAGCAGGTTACGTTTTGCGCCTACTGACATTGTTTTATTATCCGTGCAAACTATAATTTCTACATTACCGGCTATAAACTTCTCAATCAGGTATTCCTTTTCGTCTAAACTTTCGCAGTAAGTTTTGGGCAGTTGCTTTTCGAGGGTTGCCAAAAGCTGTTTTTGCAGCACTTCTTTACGTGACGGTAGTGAGCAAATCAGTATCGAAAAAAGCATAGTGTGTAAAATTGTTGACCAAAATTAGTATTTATCATAAATGTTTATCTAAATTTGTCAAAAATAAAATACACTATGTCGGACTTACAATGGATTCGGTTTGCAAATGGCAAGGAAAAGCAGGTGCCAAAACACATAGCACTTGACCCTACAACACAAAAATCACAGAAATTCGAAGCGATTGATAAGCCGGGCGGTAATGTTGTTGCCAGTTCAGTTTTGCCCGAAACATCAAAAAAAAAGGACGTAGCTGTTGCGGCGGCGGCTAAATCTGACGAAATAGTTGATGCGCCAGCACTTACTGATAAAGAATTATTTGAGCAACACAAAGGCGGTAAGCCTCTAAAAGAGATAGCCGCAAGCCTTGGCATACATTGGAAATCAGTTGAAAAACGAATTAACGATTACAAGGCAGCAAACCCCGAATCTGCAACTACATTAACTAACGAAACACCAAACACGTAAACACTAACGTATGGCATCAATAAAAGAATTACAGGAAGTTTTGGGCATTACCGATATTGATTTTGAAACAGCGGAGGTTGCAGATATAACCGAAAAGGTGAACGCTACCTATGTTCCGTTAGCCGGTATTGAGAAAAACAAGCTGGTAAAAGAGAAGATTGCGGGCGGTATATTCGGCGGCGTAACAACTACTTTGGCTAAACACTTTGGCCTTACGAGTAGCGATATAGTAGACGAAAGTACGGGGAAAAACCTGCCATACGAAAAGCTGTTTGAAAAGGTTAAAACTAACTACGAAACAAAGATTAGTGAACTTTCAGCCGGTGCCGGTTCGGATGAAACTGTAAAGAAGTTGCAAAAGCAATTAGAGGCGAAAACAGCGGAGGTTACTACTTTAAACGGTAAGTATACTGAATTGCAGGCCGAAAAAACAAACATTGAAACCGAATGGAGTGGCAAGTTTAAAGCCAAAACCATTAACGAAAAGGTGGGCAAGGCTAAATCAGGTATTTTAGATAAGCTATCAGAGGAATACCACAAAAACGAACTTTTGCGCGAAGGCTTTGAAAACAAGTTTGCCAGCGAATACGATGTTGATTTGGACGAATCTGAAAACCTGGTGGTAAAAGCAAAGTCCACCGGCGAAGTGGTTAAGAGTAAAAAGAACGCGGCAACGCCTGCAACTTTTGAAGATATATTTATTAGCTTTGCAGAGGCCAAAGGTATTGTAAAGAAAAACAACGGCGGTAAGCAAACCGTGCCGGTAAGAAGTAAGGCAGATGAAAGCTCCGCCAACGAAGTAAAGATACACCCAAATGCGCAGAAAAGAGCGCAGGTGAACTAAGATATACGGATTCAAACAAGTTGCCTTTATTTAGAGTGTGTGGCATTGAATAACACTCAACCAAGTTGGCTAACCGGCCATTAATAGGTTGAACTTTTATTATTCAATTAACTCTAAAAAAGATAACTATGTCAGTATCCTTATTGCCTTATGTTGATGCGCCGCCATTGCAGCTTGCCATCAATGAAGTTTACAAACTTGCCCCAAAAGAACCATCTCCGGAGGTTCAATTCCTAACATCTGCCATCAACACAAACCGCGTTTTGGAAACAAACGTAGTGCCCGGCAACGGCCACATTCGCCGTGTTGATGTAATTTACACGCCGCGTATTACCGAGGGCGAAGTAAGCACAGATATAACCGCCGATTGCAACGATGGATTAGGCGCGGGCGACTTAACCACTACTTACGAAATTGATACAACAGTTGGGGTGCAGCACAAAGAAACCGTTGCGCTTGCCGACTTAAAAGAACGCTTAGAAAGCGACCCGGCCTATTTTGCCCGCCGCACAATGGCAATTTTAGATGTTGTTAGGCGCAAAATGGCAACCGGTGCAGCTAATCAAATGGCTGTATTGAATGGCCGATTTGCTATTGATAACGGCGAAAAGAGCCTAAGCGCAGGCAACTACCTTAAAACAGTAGCTACCAAGTTTGCGGCGGCTGTGGATGGCGGCAAGCCAAACCCAGAAGCTATACAGGAAATAGTATTCTCTGCAACTAACTCCGGTTTCGGTTCGGCTCCGTGGGTATTAGGTTACGGCGAAATTTTTCGCTATATGCAACTTATGGGCAGTATGGGAACGTTTAGCGATAGTGGATTGGACTTTGTTCAGTTTGTAAACGCTATGGGGGTTAACTTTTTACCTTCATTCCGCGTTCACTCGGCACTAAACGGAAATACTTCTACAAACAAATTTTTGGTAGTAGACCCGGGCGCTTTGCACTTGCTGCAATACAACAAGTTTAACAGCCCTTCAGCACAGGTTAACACAGAAGATTTAGTAATGGGTATCATAGCCGACCCTATGACCGGTGTTGAATACAATTACAAATATTTCCTTAACCCATGCGGCGAAAAAATTACTATCCTGGTATCTACTGCTTATAAAGTAGTTGGTTTGCCGGATGATATGTATGCCGGTGGCGACCGTTTAGAAGAAACTAACGGCGTGTTACAGTTTGCTATTACTAACAGCTAAACAACGCCTAAATGGATTGTTTGAATGATATTGTTGGGGTGCGGGGTTGCGGTGGCAGCTCCGCCCTTACTTACCTAAACGACTTAGCCGGAATTAGTGTGCCCGACTTTGACAAGGCCGTTTCTGTGGAACAAAAAGCCGCAATACCCGCCTTCAACAATATTATTTCACATGCTACCAAATTAGTAATTCAGAATCTCAATCTTTACTTTAACGATAAATACACGGTTCAATCTTTTATAGAAGATGAAACAATTGGCTACTACTACGATAATAAAGTATTAATGCCAGCGCAGGCCAGCCAATTGGTAGGCTATGAAGTGAAAATTGACAAGGTAGCAAACCTTGCTTTTACACTTAATCAAATAAGTATATTTTGCAACCATAGCGGGGTAGTGCCGGTTAAGGTTTACGACTTAACGCAGGGCAAGCTATTGGACACTATCAACATAACAGCGGTTGCAGGCCAAATAGTAACCGTTACGGGCCTCAATAAGATTTACTACACCAATAAGCAACGTTTACGGTTGTTTATATGCTACGGATCTACTTTTCAGGCTTACAATACAAATTGGAGTTCACCTTATGGGATAGGTGATAATTGCGGAACATGCGCCGGTGGTCATGCAAGTTCACATGTTTATTTTCGTTCGGCACAAATGGCAACAGGCGGGCCTTTTATTTACAGTTCATTATCAGGCAATACCACATCAGGCGGGGCCGGTTTAAGCTTTAACTACTCCTTACAATGTTCATTTGCTGAACACCTTTGCAACATTCGCAACTTACTGGCAATGCCATTACTTTACAAATGTGGCGAATTAGTAATGAAAGAGTTAAGGCACAGTCGCCGATTGACTGGAGTTGTAACATGCTACGGAAAAGACTATGAAGTTTTAGAGAAGGAATATAAGGATGACCATGATAAAATGATGTCCGATTTGCTATTGACCGCGCGCATACCGGAATCAATTTGCTTTAGTTGTAGTCCACGGGTTAAAAGCCGGGTAATGTTGCCATGATGACACAGCAAGAGTTTCAAAAGAAGTTAGCGGACAAATTGAGTTCTTTGAATGCAAATGCGATACTTTTTGAGGTTGTAGGCATAGCCCACGCCGATATGAGTGATAGGCTATTTGATAGCGGCGTAATGGGTAACGGTTCGAAGATTGGCAGATATAGCCAAAAAGAAGCCTACTATTCTAGAAAGCAGTTTAAGAACACCGCTGCATTTAAGCCGGTAGGTAAAAAAACATATTTGCAGGGCATTAAACAGCAAAAGGAAGAGGTGTATAATGTTTCTACCAGAAAGAAAACAAAGGTAGTTGTAAAGAAGCCATTTAATCAGCGCGAAACAATGTATTTGCCAAATGGATATAAAGAGTTAAGGGTTTTGCAGGGTTATGAATCTGCATTTGTAAACCTTACTTATAGCGCAGATTTACGGCGTGATTTTGATACGCATTTGACAGTTGATAAAGATTCAGTAGTGGTGAAGTTAACCAGGGGCATTAATCAATTAAAAGCAGAGGGGCTTACAAAGAAATACGGGGCCACGCTTTTCAGACATACAAAACAGGAAGTAGATTTTATAAAAGAGGAAGTAACCAAACAGATAAAAGAGAAATTAAGTTAATGCTATCAGCCATTTTAAAATATCTTATTGCACGATTATCGGCACAGGGCTATATGCAACAGTTAGACGGCCTTGCTGCGACCGTAAAGCGCGATGGCGAAAAGATAACCGGCATTTACTTCAATGGAGAATTGTTGCACATTAATTTCGATAACTATTTATCCTATGCTTTCTTTTTGCAGAAGGGCAAAGTTGACCGAGACACAGATGAAGATAAATTTATTGCCAACGTTTATAAGATAACTGAAACATACAGCCTATCCGTTATCCTTTACGTTCAAAACGCAGAGGACATAAATTGCGAAAGTAAGGCGCAAAATACCGCATGGAGTATAGCGCAGCTACTTACCGGCAAACACCCCGATTTGATGTCTGAAACGGGCCTGCAATACGCCGGTATTCGCGTTACTAATATTGATTTAGATAGCGCAAGTATTTACGAAAGCATGTTTAGTGGAGAAAGCAGATTAAAAGATGACGACATTCTGATCGAAATAAGCTTTGCTGTAACGATTGAGGGAGAAGAAAAGTGCTTTACTACTTACCCATGCGCAGTAGAAGTAATAGGGGACGCGGGCGGCTCTGCTTTTGGAACGGACGAAAACAATAATAATGAAGTAATATCAGCAAATCCATAACATGAAATACAAAATAGCAATCGGTTTTTTACTGCTTACCTTAATAGCAATTTTAGGCACTACTTATAACTTATCGGCACAAGGCATAACCATAAGGGATATGAGCCAATACCCGCGTTTACAGGGAACCCCAGACACGGCAGACTATGCTTTGTTTCGCCATATCGGGTTAACTAAGCGCGTAACTATCAACCAACTAAAGTCGGCTATTGGTGGCATATCAAGCGATTCGCTTTTTTGGCACACCGGTAACGGTGATTTATATCAATCTAATACCTCTTTAAATGTGGGGATTGGAACGGCGGCGCCATCTTATAAACTACACCAAATAGGCTCTTTTATGTCAACATCAACTGGTAGTCTATCTGATAACTTTATAAGGCAAGATGATGGTGCTGTTGTTTTGCAGGCAAGTGGCACGCAAGATTTTAAAACTGCTTCACTAAGTTTAGATACCACCGGATTAATTTCGGTTTCATGCGATACCGCAAACATAAGCACAACTCAATTAAAGCTAAACATTAACGCCACAGAGGGCGCGGGCAAAGTTCTTACAAGCGATGCTAATGGCATAGCCACTTGGCAGGCCCCAACTGGAGGCGGAGGAGCCACCGGCGCAACAGGGCCTACTGGCCCGACAGGTGCAACGGGCGCAGGAACTACCGGAGCTACGGGGCCAACGGGTAGCACAGGGGCTACGGGTGCGGGCATTTCGGCTTATACTGGCGCACTTAGTATAGCCATGTTAGGCACAAGCACGATGGCAGATTATAGCGGCTACAACGGAGTTCATAAATACATGGCTACCGGTTGCGATAGCGCACAGGGAGTAACGATTACAAATAAAGCTGTGCCGGGGGATAGTATAAAAGGCCAATTAGAAGATATTGTTGCCGACCCTA